TACAGGCAGAGATAGAGTTGAAGAAAGAAAAGGCTATGGCTGAACTTGATATAAGAAGACAGGAGATGGCTCTTGAAGCAGAACTTAGAGTTGCAAAAGCAGTCACAGACAGCGATATCTCAACCAATTTACCAAGAAACTAGAAACCATTTTGGTGACGTATTAAGTCTATTAGTAGCTTCCCAATTTCATCATCATTGGAAGCTACACCAAGTCAAGAGGGTGTTTAATCCTCCACTATATCATGGACAGTTTAGAATTTGGTATAGTAACTCCCATCCTCTTGGCTTTTGTTGTTGGGCATGGGTAAGTGATAAAATTTTAGATCAGTTGCTGACAGGTCAATATAAGATACAGCCAGATGATTGGAAGTCAGGTAATAATTTATGGTTGGCCGAGTTTGTTGCACCATATGGACAAACTGGATACATGGTCAGGAATATGAGACATTTTATTAAAAAAACATATGGTAAAGATATAAAGGGATTTTGGTATAGGTCAGCAAAGAAGAAAGTTGGCTATGCAAAAAGTTAGGAGATACAATGGGTGAAAGTACAGACGATTCAAATTTATCTGATGAAACCATAGAGGCACAAGGAAGAGGTGTAGATACTTCTAAATCTTTAGGTTTTGCTAGTAATCAAGCTAGAGATGATTATTTAGCAGATCAAAATCAAATTAGAGATATGTACATGAGTGGTCAGGCATTAGGCGATAGATTAGGAAATGTACAAAGATCGGAACTTTCTATTCCTAATATTACTGATTTTGCTCAAGAACAATATAACATTGATGAAGTTGGATACGATCCAAGAATTACAAGTGTTAATGTTGGTGCAGGAGATATTTTTGGATTAAAAGACAGTATTGAAAAACAATTAGCAATGGGCGGTTCACCTGTATTTAATAAAGACGGAACTATAGGTGGTGTGATGGGTGCAATGAGAGATGCCCCTGCTTTTGGAATGTTGCCCTCGTTTTTACAAAATATGTTGCCTGACACACAAGTTTACACAGGTATAGCTGATTTAGATCCAAACAGATTTACCCCAGATGATGACAATATTAGTAATGAAACTACACCGCCTGTCATGAACCAGATGACAGGTAAAAGCCAATGCCCTGAAGGATATGTATTTGATAATGATTTACAGGCTTGTAGGCTAAAGACAAGATCTGATGATCAGCTAGGAACACCAAAAGATCCGCCAGATGGTGGACAAATCTTTGCAAGAAATTATTCATTGCTAAATCAAGCACCCATGAATGTACCGCAGGGGTTTGATTATAATGCTATGAATACAAATTTTATGAATAGGTTTGGCACGAGGCCATCTGCTTTTAAAAATCCGCCTAACTTACTAGGCTTCACACCATTTGGAGGACAATAGTGGCAAGAGATGGAAAACTTAGAGAAGAAGTAGAAAAGGGCAAACAGGTTGATGCCCTGACAAAAAATCCAATGTTTAATGAGGTATTTGAAAACTTGGAAGAAGAATTTTTGACCGCATGGAAAATGTCAAAGATGCAAGATAATGAAGAAAGGGAGAGAATTTATTATCTTTATCAATCTTTATTGGCCTTAAAAAATGCTTTTGCAAATTTAAGTGCCAATGGAAGGTTGGCTCAAAGTCAATTGGATGATCTGGTTGGCAGAAAAAATATATATAATTAGGGGTAATTATGGAAAAACAGAATGAAAATTTAGACGTAAAGTCAGCAGTAGATTTACTATTACCATTGGAAGCCGAGGAAAAGGTAACTCCAGAAAGTGGTGTAGCCGAGCCAGAAGAGGCTCAAGTGTCAGAAGCCGAAGAGCAAGAGGAAGCCATTCAGGAAACTGAAGAGGTAGAAACCGATGAAAGTGATGAAGTAGAAGACACAACTTCTCAGGAAGATGAAGTAGAGGAAGTCGAGGAAGAGACCCCAGAACTCTACACTATCAAAGTTGATGGTGAAGAGGAACAGGTAACCTTGGATCAGGCTTTATCTGGTCATATGAGGGAGAAGAAATTTCATCGAGAACTTAACAAACTCAGTAATGATCGTAAGTCGTTTGAGGCTGTAAAAGCTGAAACGGAGCAATTGCAGGGTAGGTATAAGCAAGGGTTGGCGGAACTTGAAAAAAGTTTACAAGTCCAAGAGCCTAATTGGGATGAACTGAAAAAATCCACTACTCAGGAAGAATTTAATGCAATCTATACTGATTGGTCAATTAGACAGGATCAGAGGAATAAAGTTAAGGCTGAGTTAGACCAAGTCAAGAAACGAGAGCAAGAAGAAAATGTGATCAAGTTTCAACAACATATGAAAAACGAATTTGATAATATGTTGGACAAAATTCCAGAATGGAAAAATGAACAGGTCATGACGGATGAAAGAAAAGAGGTCGTTGCATATGCTAAATCTGCAATGGGTTATACTGATGATGAAATAGCTAATGCTGTTGATCACAGGGCAATTGTCGCATTGAGGAAAGCTATGAAGTACGATAATCTTATGAAGAAAAAACCAAACCTAGTGAAGAAAGTTAAAAAAGCACCAAGGATGGTAAAAGCAGGAACTCCTAAAACTAAAAATGAAATTGTAGCTAATCAAAATAAAAAGGTTAGAGACAGGTTCATGGCAAACAGCAGTATCGATAATGCTGTTGATTTGCTACTTAATAAAAAATAGCCAAATAAGGAGAAGTTAAAATGGCACAATTTACCACAGCAAATGCAGTAGGTGAAAGAGAAGATCTCTCCGATATTATTTATCGGCTTGACACTACAGAGACACCTTTTTTCTCTACAGCAAAGAAGACAACTGTTAAGGCAACACTTACTGAATGGCAAGTTCAGGAATTGGCTTCAGCAGATCAAAACTCAGTCAATGAGGGTGCAGATGCAAGTTTTGCAACACCAACAGCGACTACAAGATTAACCAACAATACTCAAATCTCAGTCAAAGACTTCCAGATTAGTGGAACTCTTGAGGCAGTCGACAAGGCAGGTAGAGATAGAGAAACCGCTTATCAGAAAGTCTTAAAAGGTCTTGAGTTAAGAAGAGATGTTGAGAAGATTGTTACTGATCTTAACGTAGCAAAGTCTGGATCTGATCCAAGAAAATCAGCTACATTTATAACATTTGTTACAAATGGTGATGCTTCACCATCAGACATTTCTTTTGGAACTGGTGATGGAAGTGACGTTGCAGATTTAACTGGAACTGATGCTCCGCTTACGTTAGCGAAGATTGATACTGCTATGCAACAAGCATGGGATAGTGGGGGTAACCCAAGAATGTTACTTTGTTCTTCAACAAACAAAGCTAACATCTCAGACTTGTCACAGGCAGGTACAAACCTTGTAACAAACCAAGTTAATACATCAGCAAATACTGCTCCATCATTTATTGGTGCGGTAAGTGTTATGATGAATGACTTTGGTACATTAGACCTTACAATGAGTAGGTTTATGTCAAATAATAAGGTTCATATTATTGATCCTGATCATATTATGATTGGTAATCTTGATGGAAGAAATTTCATTGAGGCAGAGTTAGCCAAAACTGGTGATAGCTTTAAGCATCAAATTATATATGAGTGGACATATATGCCGACAGCACCGAAGGCTCATGCCTCTGTGATCGGTCTAAATGGATCATAATTATCATAACTGGGGAGGTTTCGGCCTCCCTATTATAAGGTTAGTATGAAAAGATTAATTGAAAAAAACCCTTATTCACAAAAAGAAATCTGGATGCATGACAACCCAGATGGGGGTTACACTATTGAAGAAAAACAACATATTAAGTCAGTTCTTGAGGCCAATAAAATCAGGCAAAATGAATTTAGAAAAAACAGTTTGATTGGCAATACTCAAAAGCATTGGCAACAGGTGGCAGAAATACCTTCACTTGTTTACATGGATTTGATGAAAAAGTTTGGTGATCCAAAGAAAGATCCAGATGCCCAGAAAAAGTGGAAGAAGTGGCTCAATGATATTGATAACAGATATTTTAGAACAAATGGCGGTAAAGTATGAGTATATCAACTTACAGCGAGTTAAAGACAGCAATTGCTAATTTTTTAGCTAGAACTGATTTAACCGATCAAATACCAAATTTTATCCAACTTGCAGAAGCTAGACTTTCAAGAGAACTGGAGAGCAGGGATCAGGAAAAAAGAGCCAATGCAACTTTAGCTGTAGGTGACGAGTATATTGCCCTGCCAACAGATTTAAGGGAAGTCAGGGAAGTAAAATTAAATACTTCACCAAACAGGGTTTTAGATTATAAAAGTCCAATTCAATTAGATAAAGACTTTCCGTCTGCCTCTACAGGTAAGCCAATAGCTTATTCTATTGTTGGTGCTGAAATGAAATTGAGACCTATACCAGACAGCACATATACAGCAGAAATTATTTACATAGGCGGACTTACAGCTTTGTCAGACACGAATGCTGTAAACCAACTATTAACAAGACACCCTGATGCTTATTTGTCAGGTGCATTGGTTGAGGCCTACACTTATCTAATGGATGAGCAAAGAGCCTCTACTTATGATGCTAAATTCTCCAGAGCCATAGAGGAGATTAGGAAGGATGAACAGCGAAGTCATTATGGCACAGGATCGTTGTTTGTGTCTTCCGTTTATGCAAGACAATCATCATCAGCAAGTTAGGAGATAAATTATGTCAGCAATGAGTGATTATTTAGAACTAAAGTTTCTAGACCATTTTACAGGCACAGCTTCAACATCTGCCCCATCAGCAGTATATATTGGGTTATCTACTGCTAGTTTAGCAGATGATAATTCTGGTACTGAATTGACTGGAAACAATTATGCAAGAAAAGCTATTACCTTTGGTTCAGCATCAAGTGGATCTATTACTAACAACAATAATGTAGAATTTAATAGTGCTACAGGAAGTTGGGGTACAGTAAGTCACTTTGGAATTTTTGATGCTTCATCATCAGGAAACTTATTGTTTCATGGTGCATTTACAGCTTCAAAGACAATTGCAACTGGAGATATTTTAAAAGTAGCTAGTGGATCTTTAACTATTACAGCTACCTAATAGGAGTTTAACATGGCTTTAGGTGTTCCTCGCTTAGACCAGTTAATAACTCAGCTTGATAGTATAAGTGGAAAATTCGATAGTGATGACGATCTTAATAAACTAGAATTTACAAAGCCAAATTTAGAACAGTTAGACAACTATGCTTCTAACTTAGATGCTTTGGATGCATTTGTAAGAGTTGAACAAGTTTCTAATGGAACTTTTGACACTAATACAACTGGTTGGACAACTTCTTCAAATGCAAGTGCTTCTGTTACAAGCGGTATTGTTACAATTACAGCAAATCAATACCACACATTTCAACAGGATTTAAATTTAGTTGGCGGTGACCAATATGAAATTACTCTTGTTACAACTGAAGAAAATGGAAGTTTTTTTGTTGCTATTAACAATGGGTCATCTAATTTTTATTTTGCAAATGTTGTAGTAGGAACTCAAACATTAAGTTTTACTGCTGATAATACTCGTAATTTAATAAGATTTTATCCTTATTCAGCAGGAACTGGTCATACTCTTAAAATAGATTCTGTATCTGTAGTTACAGATAAAAGTTTAGAAGATTTTGATACATTTTTTGTTCGGCAAGGCACAGTAAGTGTTACTGTAACTGGCACAGTTTCTGCTACAGCAGGATTATTAGAGGCGGTAGCTTCATCTGTTTTAGTCTCGGCATCAATTAGTTCAGGTTCTATTAGGATTAGGCCAGTTGCATCAAGTGTTGCTACTAGTGCATCAATTACATCTGGTTCAGTAAGAATTAGGACTGTTAGTGCAAGTATAGCTACATCAGCAAGTGCTACATCAAGTGTTGAAGTTGTTGAGGGTGTAAATGCAACTATAAATACTAGTGCCTCTGCTTCATCTGGCTCAGTCAGAATTAGAACTGTTGCAAGTAGTATTAGCACAACAGCATCAGTCTCATGTTCATTTATTAGAACTAGAACTTTTGCAGGGGCTATATCTACTTCATCAACTGCTAATTGTGACATAAATAATGTTAAGTCAGTTGTCTCATCGATAAGTGCATCTGCAAGTATTTCAAGTAGTTTTACTGTAACATTTGTAGTAGCAAGTTCTGTATCAACAAGTGCAACTGCTTCGGCCAGTTCAGTAAGAATAAGAACAATAGCAGGTACAGTTGTATCGGCAGGTAATGTAAGTGCATCTGCAACAGCAACATTAAACTTTGAAACAAGTATTTCATGTTCTGCTTCAGTATCAAGTTCGGCAACTAGAGAACTAGCATTTAGTGGTTCAATAAGTACATCGGCAAGTGTTGCAGGATCTGCAATAAGAATACAACAGGCTGAAGGAGCAATTGCAACATCAGCAAGTATTACTGCTTCAGCAGGACAAATATTTGGTGCATCAGGATCTGTAGATACAATTGCAACAATTGAAGCTACACCAACTTTTACTGTAAATGTTGCATCCTCTGTAGACACTACAGCAAGTGTAAGTTCTACAATTAAGATAATTGGGGATGATTGGTCTGTAATACCTGAAGGTAATGAAACATGGACAATCGTAACTGTTGGATCTGAAGTCTGGTCAACACAAAATACGTCAAATGAGGTTTGGACAATACAATGATAAAATTTGGAGAATGGTTGCCAGATCAGCCAGACATGGAAAATAGTGGTGTGACTGTAGCAACAAACGTAATACCAATTATAAACGGATACAGATCTATAAACCAGTTTACAAGTGTCTCAAATGCAGGTGATGCCAAATTGAGAGGCCTGTATGCTGTAAAAGACAACAATGGTAACGTCAATTTATTTGCAGGTAATGAAACAAAACTTTATAAATTTAATGCAAGTAATTCAAACCTTGATGACGTTACAAAGTCAGCAGGAAGTTACTCATTGTCAGCAGACAATGAAAGATGGAGATTTATTCAGTTTGGAACATCTGTAATTGCCTGTGGCGGTGTAGGTGAAAGTTTACAAGAATTTACTTTAGGTGCTGACACAAGATTTGCAGATCTTGCAGGCACTCCACCAAAGGCTGATTTTATTGCTGTGGTTGGTGATCAGGTATGGACAGCAAATATAGATGAAGGATCTGGCAGAATACCATTTAGAGCAAGATGGTCAGCATTAAATGATGCAACAAGTTGGACTGTAGGAACAAATCAGGCTGACTTCCAAGACATACCAGATTCAGGTGCAATAACTGGCCTGATTGGATCTGGAAGATATGCCACCATATT